ACAAGATATTATTGATTTGGACGCTGAAGTATTCAATGCACAGGAGGCTCTTGACATTGGTTTAGTAAACAAAATTATGAATCATCAACAGTTCGCTGAATATCTTGCACAACAATAAAGGACAACCATGTTAGACCACTTGAAGAAATATTTCGCCTCGAAAGAGGTAACACCTGTAGCAGAAGCTACTAAACCATCGGAAGAGGTATCAATGACCACAACCACAGAGCAGCTAAACACTGCGAATGAATCCGCAGAACTGGTAGCTCAATTGGCTTCCTCTACTTCTGCTTTAACAGAGTTACAAAGTCAATTTGCAGAACTCTCAACAAAATACGCTGAAGCACAAGCAGCCTTAGCACAACTCTCAGAAGTTAAAGAAGCAATGGTAGCACAAGCAGCAGCTACTGAACTTGCTAGACGTAAAGAATCCTTGGAACATGCAGTTGGCACTGTTAAAGCTGCTGAATTGCTTGCAACATTGGAAGTGTTGGATAACGCAAAATTTGATTCTGTGGTATCCGCAATGACTGTAAATCTGGATGCAGAAGCTTCTAGTACAGCGTTCAAAGAAACTGGTGTTGTTGCGGAGGCAGATAAAGCCGAAGTAGACCCTGTAAAAGCATTGGCAGATAGTTTTGCCACAAAATTTAAATCTAAATAAGGAATAAACATGGCAATTATTGCAACAGAAAATCCCCACTACAGTAACTTAGTGAAGCGTGAAGATGGCATTGAATGGGGTCAATGCAAAAAAGTAGTAACCATTAATGGTGCTGCTGCTACATTACCAATTGGTTCTGTCTTAGGCTCTTTCATCGCTTCTCCAGTTGGTACAGCGGGTGCAGTTGTTGGTACAGGTAACGGTACAATGGGCACTATTACCATGACTTCCAATGCTAACTTGCAATTGGGTAAGTACACTTTAAAAGTTGTTAAAACAGTTGCCAATGCTGGCGACTTCGTGTTGTTAGACCCACAAGGTAAAGTTGTTGGTAATGGTCAAGTTGCTACAGCGTTTAACCAAGCTGGTTTTGCTTTCACATTGGCAGACGGTGCAACAGATTTCGTAGCTGGTGACAGCATTGCTATTACAGTAACTGGCACAGTTAAGTACAAGTTGATTGAAGCCACTGCTACTGACGGTACTGAAGTTGCTAAAGCTGTTGTTGTTGGTGATGCTACAGGTGCTCCAGTTCCAGTCGTTGCTACTTTGAATACTGATGTAAATGCTTTGGTATTGTATCGTGGTGTATGCGCAGTTGCTGATACAGCATTGAACTATGGTGCATCTGTTGATACAGACGCAGAAAAAGCTACAGTGAAGTCTCAATTAGAAGCTGTTGGCATTGACGTTTTGGCTCAATACTAATCTAAAATAAAAAGGAAAATATAATGCTAATTCGTAGCCCAAGTAATAATTTTGATGTTGTAGACTTAACCTCAGCGGTACGCAACATCCCAATCCAGTATGGTACTTTCAATCAAATGGGTATCTTCATGGAAGAAGGTGTGTCTTCTGAAGCTGTAGTTTTTGAAGAAACAACTCAAAACGGTGCATTGATTATTGATCGTGTTCGCGGTGAGAAAAACACTGTAAGCAAAGATGGTACTCGCAAGTTGCACTCTTTCGTAATTCCTCATTTTCCATTGGATGATTACATCTCTCCAAAAGATTTGCAAAACAAATCTGCTTACACAGACTTCAATGAAGTTGAACAATTACAAAATGTTCGTACTCGTAAATTGGAACGTTTGCGTCAGAACCACGATTGGACATTGAATAAAGCTCGTGCTCAGGCATTGTTCTCTGCAACAGTTTATGCACCATCTGGTACAGTAAGCCAAAACTGGAACACTGAGTTTGGTGTATCTCGTACAGCAGTTGATTTCGTGTTAGGTACTAGCACTACTGAAATCTTGCTAAAGATTGAAGATGTGATCGCAGCTATCTATGATGGTATGGCTGGTGAAAACTACAACGGTATTGTCATTCCATGTGATTCAGCTTTCTTCAATAAAGTAATCATTCACCCATTGGTAAAAGATGCTTATCGCAGTTTCATCTCTAACCAAGCTGGCTTAGACCCTATGCGTGGTCGTTTAGCTGAAAATGGTAGCCCATTGCCAAATGGTCGTCGTTTTGCTTTCGGTGGTGTTACATTTCAAGAAGTTCGTGATGCGTACAATGGTACTAAAATTGTAACAGCCTCTGAAGGTGTTGCAGTTCCAACAGGTTCTGATATGTTCAAAACATACTTTGCTCCTGCAGAACGTTTTGGCTTGGTAAACACACAAGGAGAAATGATGTACGCTTTTGAGCAAGCAGACCAAAAGAATACTAAGATTGAGATTGAAACAGAATCCAATCATGCTTCTGCATTGTTACGTCCACAAGCTGTAGTTCGTTGCTACACATCCAACTAATAGCTAGTCTATTTACGAAAAGCCTTCTTGAGAAATCAGGAGGGTTTTTCAGTAAAGAGATTATAAAGGGAGTGTAAATGCAATTCAAATATTTAATGAGTTCTAATCTAGTAGACCTAGAAGATAACATTGTACGCCCTACAAGAGCCGTGTTGATATCTGGAGGATGGTTCTTTGGACAACTTGGGACTTATACAATAGGCTCTCCACTATCTGTATCGGATGGTGTAAAGACAAAGATTGTTTTCAATCCTGCTAGTATGAGTTATACGGACAGCAGAAATTTTAACCTAAGTTATGATTCTGTAAATGATAAATTCCACCCATTAGGTGTTGGAGACTGTTTTATAGTTAACCTACGATTCAAGATTAAAGCCTCTTCCCAAGCAGGTCACATGGATGTTCTACTGGAAAGTCCGACAGTGACGTTCAATCCTATTGCAGCTAGAACGGTTAACTTTATCAAGCAAGCTGGAGATGAGAACTTTCAGGGTGTTACAGAACTTATCTTTGTGTCAGAGGATGTAGCAACAAATGGTTTAGAGATTTTTGTCCAGCCACACGATTGTAATGTGCAGATATATGACGTAAGTTTACTAGCAAGTACACAATATTCAGATTCTTAAGGAGATGTAATGGTTTTAGATTTAACCCAAAACGAGGACAAAATTAGGCTCAGAGTTGGGGACTACAACGAACCACTGATCTTGCCATCAACTGTATATACAACTACACTGGCAGACAATAATAATAACGTTAACAAGTGTGTTCCAATCATTGCAACATATATCTTGGCAATCTTTGCACAACGCTCCCATAAAAAACTAAGCTATATAGAAATATGGGGTAGTGAAACATATGATAACTATAAAGACTGGTTGTTAAAAGTTGTCATGAACCCTATGTTAAATCAATCTTCTCCAATTCCGTATGCTGGTGTCGTATCTGAGAAAAATCAAATGATTCAATTCACAGAAGACTGGAATAAGGCTTTTGAGGGTTACACAGAGGCTCAAGACCTTCATGAAATAGCGGAGAATGATCCATTATGAGCTTTGCAAATGAATTTGATTATGTAGTAGCAGAACTAATAAGAGAAGCTGGTGGCACAGGCACTCTCAGAGTATTTTCCACAAGTAGTTATGTAGATGGAGAAGTAGTATTAACTCCTACAGACTATTCTGTAAACATTGCCATCAATGACTTTCCCCAAGCTAATAGTGGCGAGAAATCTAAGTTTGGTACACTCATTCAAGCAGACGATAAACAGCTTATGATGCAGCCTATTAACAAAGCTGACACAGACGCTACACAGCCAAACATACAAGCTAATAGAGACTTGGTAATCATCAATGGTATAGAGTGGAAAATATTAGCACTCAAAGAAATAAATCCAAGTGGTGTCAACGCTATATTGTTTGATATGCACTTACGCAGATAACTATAAGGAAATCACATGGCTTTACAATATTCCGTAGCAGTAAACAATGCGCGTCTTGACGCAATCGAAACAACAATTGGTGCATCTGCAAAACTTCGTATCTACACTGGCAGTGCTCCTGCAAATCCAGCTACAGCAGCTAGTGGCGCATTGTTAGTAGAAATGGCTCTACCTTCAGATTGGATGGCTGCAGCTTCTTCTGCTTCTAAAGCTAAGGCTGGAACTTGGTCTGGAGCTGCATCTGGCACTGGAACTGCAGGGTACTTCCGTATTGTTGATAATGGCGGTACTGCAACAGGTATCCAAGGGACAGCAGGAATGTCTGGAACTGATTTAATCCTAGACAACTCCAGCATCGCTTCAACCCAAGTTGTGACTATCTCCGGATTCACTCTCAACTCTGCTAATACTTAATCATGGCTTCTGGGCAAGGAACTATTGAGATTGATTTTGGCTCTGGTAATGGCAGTAATGAAGCTTCTGTAAATGTAACAGGACTGACAACAATCTTGTCAACCAACGCAGCAGAAGCGTTTATTATGTACGAAAGCTCTACCGATTACACAGCAGAAGATCAAGCATACTTAGATGCCTTCTTAGGACTCACTTGTAGTGTTCCTACAGATGGGGTTGGATTCACAATACACGCACGTTCAACAGAAGAGCTTACTGGTAAAATAAAATGTCGGTACGTCTGGGCATAAAGGATAATAAATGGCTATACAGAATAAAATTGCAGGTGGTATTAGTAATACACTTGCAGATGTAGATAGTAACAACAACCTAAAAGTGATTCTCCCAACAGCCCATGCACAAGTTGGCGGCATCAGAATGTTTTCAGAAAATGACACAGGAAGTGCTACAGGTGCAGCATACCTTCGTTCTCCAGAAACTTCATCTGACTTTCGCTTACGTGTTGGTCTAGACAGTGTCTGGGACGATGACAACTTCAATTATGTAGCACAGAATTTTAACAAGCACAAATATACATCAAACACTTTAACAATGACTTGGGCTGGTGGATTCTTAAACACCAATGGAACCAATGTTACAACAACCGCAACAGGCTGCCAACTCCAGACTTGGAGGCACTTCCCAATTCAAGGTGCAGGTGGTGCATACTTTGAGCAAGCTGTGGCTTTTTCTAACACTCCAGTCACAAACTGGACATTTGATGTTGGAGCTTTCCTGCCTGCAGCAGCTTCTACATCCATCCCTTTGGATGGTACTTACTTCAGAATAACTTCTGTAGGTATGGTAGGTGTTGTTAATAATAATGGTGCAGAAACATCGACATCTGTATTTCCTCTGACAATCACTGAAAATCGGACATACAAACTTGTGATATCATTAAGTGATTCAGAAGTTTTGTTTTGGGTAGACGATGTATTGATGGGTAGTAAAGAACGTCCTACTGGTACTGGTAGTGTGATATATGCTGGCTCTGTTCCTTGGGCAGTAAGACATCATCATACAGGTGTAACATCAGGTGTAATTAATGCTAAAATCGCAAATTACTCCGTTGGTGTGGCTGACATGGACAATGCACGTCTTTGGGCAACTAATAAAACTGGACAAGGTATGTCTAGTGTACAATTACCTTCAGGTTACGCAGCAGGGCAAACAGCTAACAATACAAACTCAGCGGCAGCTACTTCTGCAACACTATCAAATACCGCAGCAGGCTATACAACACTAGGAGGTCGCTGGCAATTTGCTGCTGTAGCAGGAGCTGAGACAGATTATGCTTTATTTGCTTTTCTTAATACAGCCCCTACAACAAGTATTACAGGCAGAAACCTAGTAGTCCGTGGTATATGGATTGACTCCATGAACACAGGAGCTGCTGTTGGTACAACTGCAACTGTTCTAGAATGGTCTATGGCTGTTGGAAGTACCGCAGTATCTTTGGCAACCACTGATGGTGCTGCAACGAGAGCACCCAAACGTGTTACACTAGGTATCCAATCTTTTCCCAACGGTGCTGCAGTTGGTGCAGTAGCAAACCGCATTGATGTAAACTTAGATGCACCTTTAGTTGTTGAGCCTAGTACATACTTACACGTTATAGTAAAACTCCCAATTGGTACAGCGACAGCTTCTCAAATCTTAAGAGGACAAGTAGGTATAAACGCCTATTGGGAGTAATTTAATAGGAGCTGTAGATGTCATTATTATTAGCTCTATTAAACGATAGCTCTGGAATTGACGGGTCTGTAAATATAACAGAAGCTGCAGACTCGTTATCATCCAGTGTCAATGTTACAATAACAGCAAGTACAAGTCTATTTGAAACTTCTGACACAATAGCCGCTAATGCATTAAATGATGTTTCTGCAACAGCTATTGTAAATGAATCTTCTGACAATGTAACAACAACTAGCTCTGTTGCAATAAGTGGCAGTTCATCCTTGAATGAGTCTGCAAACACAATAGTTTCGACAGGAACTTCAACGATAGCAGGTACAGGCTCTTTAACAGAGGCAAGTGATGTATTAACAAGTTCTGGAGCAGTTGGAAGCTTAATCATCAGTGGCTCTTTAAATTCCACAGAAAGTTCTGATAGTTCTAGTTCAACAGCCGTTGTAAGTGTTTCTAGTACATCAACAATAACTGAAACAGCTTCTTCAGTAATAGCAACAGGACAAGTGGCAACAAGTAGTACAGCAAGTTTAATTGAACTGCCAAACAGTGTTTCTTCTACAGCATTAGTTTCTGTTTCTGGTAATGTCACTAAGACAGAGAACTCTGATAGTATTACAGCAAGTAGTGGCGCTGGAATAACTGCTAGTTTAAATAAAACTGAAGCAGCAGATACTTTAGTAGCTACAGCAAGTTTCTTGCCAATTACAGGTGTTGTTAATATTAATGAAGGCAGTGATTCTTGTACAGCAACTGGCGTTATCTACATTTTAGGTAGTGCTACATACAATGAATCTTCAGATACACTTACAGCATTTGCTAATGCAATAGTTGCAGCTAACTCAGATATTTACGAGTCAGAAGATAGTTTAGAATCGTCTTCTAATGTTGTTGTAAATGGTGATTTCACTGTAAATGAATCTGATGATACTCTGGAGTCTTCTGGAGAAGTTGTAAGTCCTATCACTTATGTACTGGATTCAATAAGAACTTACATAGTCAGAAAAGAGAATAGATATTTGAAAGTATCGTCTGAAGGCAGGATGATAGATATTCCAAGAGAGGTAAGACTCAAAGGTGTTGAAGCTGAAGACAGAACTCCAATAGTTAAAAAAGAACATAGAATATTAAAGGTAGGATAATGGCAGATAAAGAATTTGAACATGCTCCAAATGCAAAACTTGATTATGGCTTTGATTGGACAGCATGGCTTGCCTCTGATGAAACCATTTCTACAAGCACTTGGACTACTGATGTTCTTACAAGCTCATCTCCACAAATTACAGGCAAAGTAACTTCAGTATTTGTGGAAGGTGGAGTTGTTGGAACAAGCTACAAGATTGTAAATACTATTACAACATCTGTTGGTAGAATTGACAGCAGGACTATCAGGCTTTCTTGTAAGAATCGGTAGTATTACTTGGCTTGCCTATTGACTTTTTAACCAATGTGTTGTATAATTATAGGAAATGAAATGGGCAGCTTTGCAGACAGTATAAAGGCTAATATCAAAGAAGTCAAGCAGGAAGTGAATGATAAGATCACTAAAGCTGCTGTAAATATGTTCCGAGATGTTGTACAGTTCTCGCCTTCACACGAACTTCATGGCTCCGTATGGGCAAATGGGTTGCTAATCAATCAATGGTATCCTAGCGTTGGTGGTGCGTCTGGACAACTTGGTTCTCAGGCAGATCAAGTTGGTTTACAGAGTATGGATAGAATTGCCCAGTTGCTAGGAACAAACAACTTTATAACAAAAGATAATACTCTCTGGCTTACAAATAATGTTCCTTATGCATACCAAGCAGAAGTAGATGGGTGGTATGGTGGAGGTATGAAAACAGCTCCTTATGCGATGGTTGATAGAGCACTTACTAAAGCTAAAGGAGAATGAGGATGACACAAAGAACATTACGAAAAGAAATAGAAGACAAAGTGGCAGTATGGGCTGCTACAAAGAGCATCCCAATTGCTTATGAGAATGTAACATTCATAAAACCAACTACAACATTCATAGAACTATACATCATTCCTGCAACAACTGTCAACCCCACTGTTGCAGCTAAACGTGCTACACATTATGGAATGATTCAGTTTAACATTTATTGTAAATCTGGTGAAGGTACTAAGAAGTCTGAAGACCTCGCACAAGAATTAATAGACCTATTCCCTGTGGTTCCTAAAGTTGGAACTGTCTCTATTGAACAAACAGGAAGCATTATGAATCCTCTGTACGATGCACAATGGAGAGTGCTACCAGTGCGTATCCGTTACAGACAAGAACAACAATTGTAGCAAAATTTGCCCCTAAAGGGCTTCTTCAAGCCGCAAGGCAAATTTAATAAAGGAAATAAAATGGCAGCATTAACAAGCACTACTTTGTACAGTGCAAGTGGCGTGGCAACAGCTACTGTCTATACAGCTTCTGCATCAGATACTATGACATACGTTGCGGGTACAAATCAGTTAGTTGAGATGGATAACACTACAGGTGGCTCTCTCTCATTGAATATCAAAGGCTCTGCACCAAGTGCAACATACAGTGTACCTAATACATCTACAACTGTTGACTTGTCAGCAGGTTTAAGTGTCACAGTAGCGGCAGGTGCAAAAAAGATTGTCAACTTGGACAAAATCTCAGCATATTTGACTGGCAATGGCACTGTTACCTTATCAGGTGCAGCAACATTAAAACTTACAATTTACGCTTAATAAGGAAATAACATGTCAGAAATTCTTTGCTTCTTCAACTTCTTTTGCACCATCTTTTAGCCCTGCCGGTTCTCCAGATTTACCTTTTAACTTTTCTCTCGTTGCGATTTCTTTTTCTAAAGATTTAACAAGGGCTTCGTTTCCAACAACACCTTTGGCAATTGTTAGTTGCTCATTGAGTCGTGCAATCTCAGATTCTTGTATGCTACCTTTGACCTTACCGAAAGCAGCAATTTGATCTTCAACAGTTTGCAATTCCTCTTGTGCTGCTTTAGCAGATTTTTCAGCTAAATCTTCTGCTTTATTTTGTGTGGCAAATTTATCCTCTATTGCCTTTATCTCAAGAGCTTTAGCGACCTTCTGACGTTGGATATTCAAATCAGTTGCAGAAGCCTTTTCAGTTTCCATTTTAATAAGTTCTTTTTGTGCAGGTAATAATTTATCCGCATCTTTCCCTAAAGCAATTATTAAGGTTTTTTCTTTAGCTAGAGCCTCTAACTCCTGAGTTAACTTTTTAGTTGCTTCGGCTTCTTTACTGAGTTCTTTCTCAGCTTTTGTTGGTTTGATTTTATCTAGGGAGGATTGGTACTCTCTCTCAATAATTATCATTCTATCCAAAGCTGCTTGTTTCCCAAGCCCTTGAGATTTCAATACCTCTAACTCAGCAATGGCTGCTTGTTTAACAGCTTCTGCGCGTTGCTTACCTGTTTTTGCTTCCAGTGCGTATTTGATAGCAAGTGCATCCATTTCTTGTTTCACAACTGCTTCTTTTTGTTGTGCACCAAGCCTTGTTTGAGTAGCTATCATCTTGTTCTTTACTTCTTCTTGCTCTACCAACTTCTTAGCATTATCTCTTGCATCTTTCAACTCTTTCGGCATATAATATTCACCCTCACCGATTTTCGTTCCAATGCTTCCTTTCTGATTTTTCTTCCAGTTTAGAATATCTTGTTCTACTTTTGCTGCTGTGGTTTTTGCTGTAGTCAATGCATCAGTTGATTGTTTAGCCTTTTTAGCCTCTTCAATTTCTTTTGTGTACAGAGAAGGTAAGCTTGCTTTAGCTCTTGCAACATCTACCTGCTCCATCATCGCAAGTGTTTCCAGTTGCATAGATTTTATTAAATCCGCATTATTTTTTACTTTATCAGAAGCTTCTTTTGCACCTTCCCAAGCATCTTTCTTACGTCCAAGAAGTGTGATAGAAGCCCCAATGACAACACCTAATGCGGTTAAAGCCAAACCAAGCGGAGTGACACCTATTGCCAACATTGCAGCCCTGACAGCAGCCAAGCCTCCTGAAAGAGCCATCGCAGCCTTACCCGCTGCATACATGGCGGAGATACCTGCACCGAGTTTTGCAAGAGTCATTAATCCTGCAATAGTTGCAAAAGTCTTGATTACCTGCTCTCCGTGATCGACAATAAATGTCAAAGCTGTTGCAATTGCCTTTGCTACAGAAGGTAACATATCTTCAATTGTTTTCAACGATTTTGCCATTTTTTCGTTGAACTTTGTGTCTTGCCCCATCTCACCAATAGCTTTTTGCCAAGCATTTTTAATCCTTGTCATTGCTCCGTCAACCGTTAATGGAAGTTGCTTAAACTCTGACTCCCATTTTGGTGCGGCTCGTTTCAATGCCTCTGCCATAATAGCCGTGGTTAAAACACCTTTTGCAGCGAGTTCTTTCAAGCCGTATCTGGCAAGGTCGGCACCTTTCCCGACACGAATAAGCTCTACTTCCAAAGCACGTAAGACACTTGGAGCTGCCTCAGCAACAGAATTGAATTCACCACCGTTCAATCTTCCAGCGTTGAAAGATTGTGACAGTTGTAGCATAGCAGAAGAAGCTTCCTGCCCTGTAGCACCACCAAGTTTCAAAGCCATGCTGAATGACTCCTAGCCAACTCTCAATTATTGTTAAGTCTCAGGGTGTTGAAAAAGCAGCTCAAGACTTAGACAAATTAGCAAAAGCAGCAGCCTCAGTTGATTCTGAGACGAAGGCATTTGTC